TGTGACTACAATGGCAGCAAGAACAAGAGCATGAGCAATCATACTTACACCCATGACCCAAAAACTACCTAAGTACATACTGAATACTATACACCACATCCAAGCAAGTACTTGAAGTACCATATGTCTTACTTGTAAGTCTGGAATATGTTTAAGAGGATTAATGTCTGCATCCATAACACCATTCCAGCTGTTAACTACCATTTCTCTCATTGGATTAACTCCTGTTTCAAATATCAATTTATTTGGATAGTGAGCATCTACAGTGTCTTTGTAATCTATTGCATTATATAAATCATCAAACACTTTAGAAACTTTTCCTTCTCTAAAGTATGCTGTCACTCTGTAAAGCATTAGCTTGGCCTTGTGTTATATCGTTCTGTAAGATCATTTGCAAGTTTAAGTGCAGCAGCTTCTGAATCAAGAGTCATAGTTTGTTCAATATTGCCATTAGGATCACGAACTTGAACAGTCCATTGTCCACCTGTGTTCTGTGTCTCAGATAAAAATGGCATGCATGTTATAGTATATTCATTCATCGTTTCTTTCCTATATTATATTTTGGTGTCAAGGTCCACTCATCTTTTTCTTTGAATGGAAGTACTTTGATTTGACTAATGTTTGCAATTGGATCTGTAGATTTGTTTGGATCTACAAGACTGATAAGTCCCCACTCTGCCAATAGATTGACAATAGTGTTTCTTCTTGCAACATCATCATCTGCAAAGTTAGTAGGTTTGCCATCAAGTGCAAACAATTCTTTAAAATGTACGAGAAAGTATCTACCCTGTTTGTGTAGAATATGACAGCTCTGATATAGAGTTCTGTCTTTTCTTGATGCAACTCCAATCCGAGTTAGTGTCTCTCTAACTTTTAGAAAGTCGTCATCATTGTTGAGTTTAATCTCAACCATCTGATCAATATTGGTCATTTCACTCCACCTTTATAATTTTTCAATCGTTCTATATGTTCATCACTAAGAATACCAACTACATCTTTCGCTTTAGTTATACTGTAGCCATAGTATTCTTGGATCGCTTCAAGAACATCAAGCTCCTGCTTTTTGTTCCACTTACTAAACCGTTTCTTCTTTCTTATGCTATTTAGTAAATAGTCAAACTGCAGCTGATGATCTACATGGTGGTTGTAGTTCATCTCGTTAGCTTGAAAGGTGGTGTCAATAAAATATGACAGGCCTTTGTTTACAATGAATGGAACATACTCCTTTTCATTGTCTTCTGTAATAACACCACTCTTCTTATAAGTGATGTCATTAATAATCTCAAAAGGATTCATTACTCAAATTCCACATCAATCATAATCTCAGTCAGACATGCAACAAGGTTGACTTCTGGATCAGCTACAAATGCAGCCTTGTATTGATAGTCGGCAAGGATCATAACAAGTTTAGGTATGAACTCGTCTTTAACGTGCTTATTGGACGAGTCATATAACTTACGGAAAATAGCTTGCGGATCGTTATCAAGATTCTCACCTACCCAACTCCTCATCTTAGTAAAGTTTTTGTCTTTCAAATATTCAACTAGCTGAACGATAGATACATCAGAAACAGCTGCAAGCAGACCACTATCAATCCTACCAGATACGGAATAACGCTGTAGCTGGTTAAGTACTCTTCTAAAGTCTGGAAAGTGCTTCTTGATAACTTCTGCGACAACCTTTTCGTCATACTCGACGTCGTTTTCTTGAAGTATGTTCTTGACTCTCTTAAACAGCTCAGCAGCAATCTGTGGCTTCTCTTTAGAAGGGATACCAACTTCAATAACAGCACACCTGGAGTGCAAAGGATCAATAATCCTGTTGCGATAATTGCATGTGAGAATGAAACCGCAGTTAGCTGAAAACTCTTCCATGAAATTGCGAAGAGCTGGTTGAGTAGATTGGGGATTGAGATAATCCGCTTCATCCAAGATAACATACTTGCGTCCACCTGTCAATGACATTGCTGATGCAAAGTTCTGTATATCGGTTCTCAGGGTATCAATGTTACCTTTCATCGAACCATTGATAACTATATAGTCGCAACCAAGCTCATTTAGTATAGCTTTTGCCACACTAGTTTTACCAATACCAGGTCCACCACTAAGCAGTAGATTGGGTATATGCTTCTTGTTTACAAATTGTTGAAAAGTGCTCTTTAGCTCTTCAGGTAATATGCACTCACTGACCGTCCGCGGACGGTACTTCTCTACCCATAATACTTGTTCCATAATCACTCATACTTACTATTGTTTTCACATGCAATCCAATACTGCATACTCTTATCTGTTGACTTGAGATAGACAACACCACCAGATGTAACTTTAACGTCATAGCTACCAGGCATCATCTTCAAGTTCTCAACACTCAGTACAGCTTGGAAAGCAATCCGTTGCTGTTCTAAGTCGCCAACCTTTCTTTCGAAAGTGTTCGTTGCAGTATTCTTAGTATCCCTTGCAACGATATAAATGTCACCATCTTTTCCTTCAATTGTTATCTCAGGCAAAGACAAAACATTCGCACCTTGTAAGATAGACTTATAGTCATTCTCACCAAGTGTGAACTCTGCTATGACATTCTCTACTGCAATAGGTTTATCAGGTGGTGAGAACACCATCTCTGGATCAGCAAAGAAATACTTAGACTGGGTTGCACCAGACTTAATAGTAATGTAGTGATCATTGAAGAAGAGATCAGGATCTTGGAAGAGACTGAGAACACCCAACAATCTATTCAATTCATAGATTGCAAAGTCTTGAGGAAACTCCTCCTCAATCACAGCCTCTCCTAAGATCGTCTTCTGAGGAGATACGGTTCTCAATTTGTTACCTTTGCGAATCACCAGGGAGGGGTTGATGTTTGCAAAGTTCTTGAGAACCGCAATAGTCTTTTCACTTAATTCCATAACAAAATTCCATTTCATTAGCGAGCTTTGATCTGACTCAGATCAGCTGTAGCAGCTGCGCCCACTTGCGCTAGATCTTGTAATGATCCAGCAAACATATATGAGCCCATGTGACTTAACTTCATCCACGGACACATCCAAATACGTAATCCAGCCTTACGTCCCCACTGACAGAACATATAGTCCTCAGATAGATAACGCTTAGAGTCAGGGCAGATAACGCAATCAAAGTAAGCCATGATCTCACGTGTACCATCAAAGTTCTTGGTACGGACATGATCAGGCTTGTATGAGAACTCAGGATATGCTTCTTTATATTTGTCAAAAGCAGATCGCTGGATCATCATAAAACCAGTACCACCTTCAAGCACTTCTACTGGTTCATCGATTCTAATTTCTGTAGATCCTTCCACAGGATTGAACACATAGTCACCAATATAGTTCTCAAGGTTGTTTGGATTCTCATCACCAAAGCCTTTATCAACTGCACGTTTAACCTTTTCCCAAGAGATAGTTTTCTTAGGATAAGGTCCACAGATGATATCCTTATCAGACTCTGGGTCAGCAATTGCAGCTAGTGCAAGTACATCATTGGGATCAAATCCAATATCAGAATCAATAAACATCATATGGGTACAATCAGAACGCAAAAACTCATCTACAAGATAGTTACGTGCTCTTGTAATCAACGATTCATTAAATAGGTAAAAGAACCTAACCTCAACACCATATTGAGTAGCAAGCATGGCAAGATCAGAGCAACTCTTTGCATACTGTCCCCCACACATACCACCATACATAGGGGTTGCAACAAAGATCTTACGCTTACGTAGATCTTCAACATCAATTGATACTTCCATTAATCGGTTCTCCTTACATTATAGATTTTTTGTTCTTCTGGGCTTGTTGCTAGTACTTGTTCCTGGTGATGAAGATATGTTTCTGTCTTATACATCTTTTCATCAGCTTTACCTGTACCATAGTCACCATCATATTGATTGAGCGCTTCTGTTTTGAACAGTAAGAACTGACCAACTCTAGTACCTTTACGAATAACTGCTGGACCAACATTAACATGAAGAGCACCTGCCATCACACCTTGATATCCACTATCATACAAACCAGATGTGATAAACAAACCATTACGATTCAAAGTGGAGCGTGTAATAACCCAACCAGCTTCATCTGGTCCAATAGTAATCTCACCTTCCATAATAATTTCATATGTGCCAACATCTAATTGCCAGTCACCACTTTCATCTGGAATCATCTCAAGTGATCCTCGATGTGTCTTTGTTGTTTCATTGATAGCAAAGTTGACATTTTTATTGATCTGAAAGATCTTATCAACCTTTAGATCAATTGCATTGGGCTGAACCTGGTTTGTATCAAACTGACTTAGGTTGCTTGTCGTCTTCTCCGACGCTAGATGAATCATTCTTTCCCTCCATAAAACTAAAGTTGTATGCCAAGATTGCGTAATGGATCAGCTTCATAAGATCCTTAGGATTCTTACCATCCTTCTTACCAAAACGCATAGCATACTTCATAAGGGTTCCCATACACATCTCCTCAGCAATGCCCATGTTCTCCCACACGTCAATTGTTTGTACATCTTTCTTACCAACATAATGTTGATTGTAAGTAGATGTGATATATTGATAGATCTCTTTCAAGATCTTATCTTCATTGTATTTGTAATCAACCTTCATTATCCATCTCCCATGTCTCAGATTCATGTGTACTAATCAGCCAACTGAATCCATATTGTAGTGGGTGATAGTCATTTAGATCTTCACGGAAGGCCTCAATCTCATTAATCTGTTCTTCAGTTAGATCAACGACTTCTTCTACACCATAAAACTCAGAGACATAGTCCCATACACATTCAATCATTTCACGTTCAACCCACTCATCAATCTTATGAGTGCGATGCCAGTAGAAGCCTTCTTCATCAGACATTATAGATACTCCTTGCATAAGTCATCAATGTATTCCATATTATCCATTGCTTTCTCAATAAAGTCAACGACTTCTGTCTTAAAATTAAAGTCAACTTCATCTTCAAACTTACCATCGCGACGACCAGTTGGAGTGTCATCAAAAGTCTGATTGTTCAAGCCAAGCCATACAGCAGCAGATGAATCCCAAGTATCAATATATCCTTTGAAAGGATTCATAAACATAACTTCGTTAGGACCGTCAACCATTCCTAAGAAGTGAACCTGCTTGTTGTTTTTCTTAATAGTATTGAGAATACCTCTCTTATCAAGATCATACATTAAACGAAGACGAGAGTTGAATCGTTGTAACTTGTTACCAGACTCAACATCATATGCAAGAGGAGCAGCAAGGATAGAGACACCAATATAATCTACAAGATCAGACGTAGCTGCAAACTTAAATGCATACAGCAAGTCATCAATAGATCCTTTGTTGCCTTGTGGGACAAAGAAAGTACCGAAGCCTTCTTCTTTAATGACAGGAGCCATTACCATAGCTGCTTCAATAGTATTCTCTGGATCTGAGTCTGGATAATCTGAAAGGACAATATAGTCAGCATTAATACGTGCACCCATAGTAATTAACTTACTAGAGTCATACATAGGACGGTTCTGCTTATACATTTCGAAAGCAGAGTTGTCCATGATAATCATGCAACCATACTTTTCTTTTTGTTGTAGATAATAGTTGACGTAAGACTCATCCTCTTCAATGAGGTGAGCTAATACCAAATGGACAGGACGTCCATCTGTTACAGATAGATGTGGCGTGGGAGCAATATGACAAAAATCCATAATATACCTTTCAATTCACTTTTAATTATTTATTGCTTCTTGTGATTAATTTGTGGAAGTGGAACCATGGCCATATGAGTATCATGGTGAACTTTAGCATATGAACGACCACCTCTGTTCATCAGACCACCATAGCGACCAGTCTTTTTAGTCTTACCATCATTGTCTGTATATGACACAGAACCGTTTTTGCCAACTTTCCTCAGATGCTGTTTAATATGACCATACTCATCTTCAGCAAGCGTATGTGTTTTAAATGAATCCATCTTTACCTCTTTGGATAGAAGACAACTGAGCCATTCTCGTCATCTTCACTAACTTCGATTGTTACATCTCTATTAGGGTATTTAGCTTTTACCTGCTCGTAAAGATCATCAGAAATCATTTCACAAGACTTATAATCTAGAACGAGTACTCCAGTATCGTAACATCGTTCGAGCCATCGCTTAAATTGGATGAATTCAATGTCTCTATCATCGTGAAAAACTTCGATTGACACCCTGAAATGAAAAATATGACGATGAGGATAGCCAAGAA